TGCCAAGTGGAAACATGGCAAACGCACCAGCAACCGCAGCACCAAACGTAGCAACAATCCCTGTAAGCACGTTAAATACTAGGCGAATGCTGCCTGCAATAACGTTTAACGAGGTTGTAAATGCAGTGATATTTGCAAGGGTGCTTTTGATACTTTCACCGCCATCCTTAAGAATGGTAGTAAAAAAGTCACTAATATCCTGTGCAGCTTGCTTGATTTTGCCGCTTTGGTTTAATTCGTTAAATGTAGCGTTAATGTCTTTAAGTAAATCCACCGCCACCTGGTACGCGCCAGAGTCGGCAATAATGGTTTTAAACTCAGTCCACTTATTAGAGATTAAATTAATCTGACCGCCTAATAACTCTAAGCTTTTAGACGCTTGGCCATTAGCCTGCTTGCCCATTTCGTCAAACAGCTGCTTGATAACATCGCGGCCCAACTCACCTGCCGCGCTCATTTTTTGCAACTGAGTCACGTTTTTACCGGTGACTTTTTCAAGCAAATCCCACACGGGCACACCGCGCTCAACTAACTGTAATATTTCCTCGCCTTGTAATTTCTGTTTAGCCCACGCCTGGCCAACCGCTAAAATAATTCCCTCTAATTTTTCTTGGCTACCACCTAAGCGCGCGTTGTAATCCACCATTGACTGCAGTGATCCATTCATGGGATCTATGCCAAAGGTTTTTAATGAGGCAAAGGCTTTTTTAGCGGTATCTAAACGGGTAGCGGTATTATTAGCAAAGTCTTTTATCCAAGCAGTGGCCTGCTCACCACCGGCAATGCTGCCCATCATGGCGCTCATTTGCACCCCAAAGGCTTTAGCTTCATCTCCTGCAGTCAGTATTGACTTTAAACTTTCCCAAAGCCTATCTACACCAATGTAAGCCCCCGCCATTGCAACCAGCGAAGCAGTCGCACTTTTAACGCTGCCACCAAAGTCACCCGCCTGCTTTTGTGACTCATTTAATAACTTATTGTGGCGTTCAAGCTTAGTGTTAACCCCTTTTAACGCTGCTTTTCCGGCTATTTGCTGCTGCTTTAAATCAGCACTGGCATCGGCAAGCTTATCCATGCTTATGCCAGCTTTATTTAAGCTATTGGTGTTTTGATCTAATTCGGATTTGTTTTTATTAAGGCTACGTTCAAGCTGATTTAGCTCAGTTCTAGCGGTTTTTACTTGTAGCGTATATTCGGCTTTATTACGGCTAGCCTCATCAGTTGCTGTACTCACCTCAAGCAGTTCGCGGCGCTGTTTATCTAATGCGGTTGCCAGTTCAGTGGCGGCATTTTTTGCGCTGGTTTGTTCAGTCGTTAATTGCTGTAAATCAGTTTTGGCTTTGGTTAATGCTGCGGCTTGCTCTTTGCTAGCTGTGGCACTTTGTTGTTGTTCGCTGCTGAGCTTTTCAACTTCAACCCGGGCTTGTTGTAACTCGGTTTCATATTTAACTAATGCCGCTTGTGCCTGGTTATATTCTTGCTCAAGTTGATTAGTTGAGCCCTCGGCCGCCTTTTGCGCCGCTTCAAGTTGCTTTAACTCTTTGGCAGCCACTTTTTGTTGAACAACTAACTTATCAAGCGCGACTGAATTATCTTTATAGGCTTTTTCGCCTTTAATAATCGAGTCCGTTAAGCCATCAATAGAATTAGCCGCGGCCTGTAAATCTTCTAACTCTTTTAAACGGGCATTAAGTATTTCGCTTTCTGATGCTAACTCAGCTAAAGCCTTTTCAGACTTTTTAGCTACACTTGAAAATAAATCTTTACCCTGAATGATCAGGTTAATGACTTGGTCTTTAAAGCTCATACATCACCAAATTAGCAATAGAAAACAAAAGAAAAGCCCACAGCGGTTAACTGTGGGCTTGTTTAAATGTTGATACGGTTTACGCAGCGCTTCGCACAAAGAACTTCGACTTACCAGTAGCAACAATGCTGCTATCGGCCAGTACGCCGCCTTCAATATCGAACGAACCGTAATCGTCACCAATCAAGTCTAAACCTGAGGTTGGCGTAGGCTTCCACTTATAAAACTTAAGCACCCACGGCTTGCCGGTTGAATCGTTAATACCGTCAATAACCACACTAACCGTTTTGCCCGACTCCGTTAATGCCTGCAAAGCGTTACCCGCTTGGCTGGTATAGCTCACGGTTAATGCCTGCCCTGCAGTAATTGCGCCAGCAGATAACGCGCGAATACCTGCGGCGCTTACCACATAATCTTCATCCAACGTATAGGTAACATCGCCAGCCGTATTTTTAACAACGGGGGCAATTGAGGTATCAATCATTTTAGCGGTTTGTGCCAAGCCATCTAACATGGCAATAATGTCTTCGTCGCTTACTGGTACAGCGGTTAACACATCAATTTTACCGCGCATGGCCAGTGCTAAGTTTTCATTGTTAAAGTCGTAAAACGTGCCGCTTAGGTTAACAGCTTTAATTAAAGTCACTTCATCGGCATAACCACCGCCACCGCGATAATTAGGTAACGATTTTGTTTCTTGCTCAATAGCGAGTTTTACACCGCTAACGTTGCCACAGTCTCGGCCGTCGATATAAACAATCGCCGATCCAATGTAGCTTTCAACTACAGTTTCGCTCATAGTCTTTCTCCAAATTTAACGGTATGAACTAGGGTTAAGGTAATGACCGCTAGCGCATGTTTTTCATGGCTTTCGGGCATAATGTATTTACAAGATTCGGCCTCTTTAAAGCTGATACACATTGGCAACCACGATGGTTTTTCCAAATTACGTTCATCTTTAAAAAAGGCGCTGCGAATGTCTCGCACCAGGTTAATTAAATCGGTAGTGGGATTGGTCGTTTTGGTGACATTGATACCCGCTATCACTTGCAATGCCAGGTCGTCACGGTATTTATCGATGCCGTTTTTGGCGCTGAACAAGTCAGTGTGAGGCTGCAAAAAAATAAACTTTTGCTCTTTGGCTATCCCTTGTGCATAAAAGCCCTCGCGCACCTCTGCACCGTCAACCAGCTGTAAGCGGTTTAAAATGGTTTGAATCATGGGTACCTCAAAAACAGAATTGAACTACTTAGCGTATTGGCCATATTTTTTACGCAGATGAGCAATAATCGGAGGCTCTAACGCCTCACGCATAAAGCCAAAACTGCCAGCCACTGAAGGGCCATATAACGCTTTTTGTCCTTTAAGGTCACGCCAGGCGTTATCACCCTTTTTGCGACTGAACATCAATTGATTACCGTTGCTGCCAATAACCGTAAATGCACCACTAAACCACACAGGCTGATGGCGAATAACGTTAACGCTAAACCCCGCTGCTACCCTTGCGGCTCGCTTACCCACCTTAAAACGTGGGCTAGCAAATCGCGTTAACGAGCTCGGTCGCATTCTTGCGTTTATTGATGCCCTAAGGGTTTTAGGATTAATGCTGACACTGAAATGCTGCTCAACATACGACTTAGACTTAAAGCCGTATTTGTTAAATATTTCATTAACGGCTAACGCATTACCAAACTTGGCAGCATCATCAATGGCTTTAGCAATAGTTGGGGCTTGAGCTGCACGCATGCGTTTTAGTTCAGCCGTTACCGCATCAAACCCTGTTGTCACTAATGCCATTTTTATTCCTAATAACTCACAAACACAAAGCTAACGCTAATATCATCTGAGCCATTGTGTTGCGTCAGTCGATATTGATGACCGTTCAGCTCAAACAAATCATCACATTGCACCTTGCCTTCGCTGAGCAAAAACTCGGCAATGTTCACTGGTTCTAGCACGTATTCGTTACTGCGATCTTTTTCGGTTGGCGGCAGATTTACACTACGGCTATAAGCAGCTTGGCCAGCGCTAGGGATAAACTGGCACGGTTGCGCCAGTTTAGTGAACGCACGCGCAAGCTTGGCGGCGATGCGTTCGTTAACGCTAGGCATTCACTTTTACCCAAACGCTATCACTTGGGTTGGCCGCATCTGCCCATGCTTTACCCGCTAAGGTATTGCCTGAGGCAACACTAGTGATCATGCCATCAGCCTTGATATACACCTGACCGCCCTGAGTAATGTCATCAGCAGTCACTTTAGGCAACTCAAACACGCCCTCTGTTGCACCTACGCCCGCGTCACCAATGGCAACACTACCCAGCGACACAGCAACCAATTTACCTAATAACACTGGTGCGCCACTGGCCACTGCGGCCGTGGCGATAAAGTCGATGGTATTACCATCTGCTACACAATTTTTCATAAAGGTTTGTCCCAATTACGTTAAAAATTAGACATTAAAAAGGCCGCTACTCTTATTAAGTCGCGGCCTTTTATATTTGGAATGTACGAGGTTTTCAGCTAGGTTACACACCCGTTGATTTAACCAAACCACGGTGATCAAGCGGTGATACACCAGCATCAATACGCACTTTGGTAGCAACACCATCAACGGTAAAACCTTGTTGCTGCTCAATGTATGGCGTGTCGATACCATCAAGGTAAGCCACTTCAATAGTGTCTTCACCCTGCGCAGCAGTTAAGTACCACTCTTTATCACTTTTCGCTTTTAAGCGAGGTTCAGACAACACCTCAACAAAGTCGCGAATGGGGTTAGCAATACCTGAGTTTGCATCAGTACCTTTAACCGACGTTGACTGAATAATTTGCAACACCGCACGCTTAAGATTTGGTGGTACTAATGCAAATGCAGGCATAATGTTTAACGGTGATTCGCCAATCATCTGCGATTCCATTAACTCAGCGGCAATGCTGAACGCTTCAACGCTTGGCGCGCCCGATGATAAGTTGCCATGCTCAGCATGGAACAAGGCTTTACCGTCATTCATTTTGGCGTTTTTGGTTAACACAGCCCAAAACAAGTCACCAATAGTGCGCTTAGCGGCTTTACCCATTTTCATCGGTACGCCCATTAACATGTCCATGTCATCGTTAATAACTGTCTGACGAGTTAACGTGAAAATACCGCCATAGGTTGCTAGGGCAATCTTTTCAGCATGATCACCAACAGTGATGTACTTGTACTCAGCACCGTCTTTCACTTCTGGTAAGCTTTTAAACTCACCCATGCCAACACGATGCGCCACTTTAAAGTCACTAAGCTGGCCTTTTTTGGCGATACGTTCAAAGGTTTCAGCCGCTTCAGCCCACCCTTTTAGCACTGACTTATTAGCCACATCTAACATGATGTTACCGAAATCAGATGAGGTATGAGTAAACGCTAAACCCACCATTTGCATCACGTTCATACCCGCACAACCAATGCCACGATCGGCTAATGATGCACGGGCAAGTTCACGTAAGTTATAGCTGCCATAGCCATTGTCTTTTTGTGCCGCTTCATGGCCAGCGCGTGCCATTAGTTGCGCACGAATTGAATCACCCACAATGTTACCGTTGCTGGCATGAATAATGACACTTTTAGGCTGCACGGCACATGGCGTAATGCCTTCGCCAAGCTTTGCCAAAATCATATCTTTGGCTTTGTCAGCGTCGATATTCGCATCAGCAATACAGCTGTTTTTAAGTTCAGCCAATTGCGGAAACGTCGCAAACGCGGAGTTAATACCGCTAATACGTTCAGCGTTAAAGGTAATTGCCGCCGCTTGAATATCCGCTTGCGACGGTGCAACAGCTGCGGGTAACGATGCGGCTGGAGCTGGGGTAATAGTGGCTGCTGGCGCAGGTGTGTTTAAGGTGGTAGCACCGATATTGCCCTGTTGTGCTAGCAGGGTTTGTAATGCTTTAGGCATATTATTAAAGTCCTTCAGTCGTTTAAAATTAATTGATGCAGCCATTTGCATCGGTTCTATCACTTCATCTGCTAACCCAAGAGCAACAGCCTCTTGTGCTGACAACCAAGTATCTTCTTTGAAAAATTGTCCTAGCTGTTCATCACTTAACTTGCCGCCGGCTTTATCTTTATAAGCCTTGCCCATACTTAAGCGCCACTTATCAAGCAAGTCAGCGTATTCACGTAAATCATCAGCGGTACCAACTGCACCGCCCCAATTACTGTGGATCATCAAAAAGGCATTAGACGGCATAATCACGGTATCGAATGCCATACAAATCACACTGGCCATTGATGCGGCTACCGACTCAATACAAATCGACTTTTGGCAAGGCCAACGCGCGAGGATGTTATAAATAGCCATGCCATCCATCACATCGCCGCCACCCGATTGAATGTAAGCGTTAATCTGCGACACTTTGCCCATTGCGCGTAGGTCAGTGGCGATTTGTTTGGCGGTAAAATCCCAGCCAACATCGCCATATAAAATCAATTCGACCACGCCATTGGCAGCACCTTTCATGCTGTAGATACCGCGTTTTTCTTTACTCTCGGTCAAGCTCGCTGATGCGCTTGGCATTAGCATCATGGCGGCCACGGCTAGACTTAGTTGTGTCTTTTTCACTTGGGGTTTCTCCGTTTTGTGGCTCAGGGTCGTTACCCGTAACCATGTCGTTTTCACGGTTAAACTTCACCTCACGTTGACGTTGGCGTTTAACTTCGCTTGGGTTACGGCCACGGGCTCGCGCCCAGTCAGCCTCGGTGGCAGCATTACCGGCTATCATCATTTCCCAACCTTGGGACTCTTTGCGGGGGTCAATCCATGGCATGGTAGGGCCGTAATAAACGGCATCAAATAAGCTGCGCATGTCTAAGTCTGGCGGTAGCACTAATCGGTCTTGCTTGTTCATTAACTCCATTTGCAACCAGTTACGAAACGCAGGCCGCGCCCAACCAGCACAAAACCATTGCTGCATAATGCGGTTAGACTCATCTTGCTCAACCAGCTCTTGGCGTTGGCTTGAGTAACTGCCTTGATAATCACGGGCAATGCTTGAGTAACTGCCACGAGTCCCCGCAGCACAGGCTTTTAACTGACCATTACGAAAATCAACCAAATGCACATTGGGTCGGTTTGACTCAATCATGCCCACATCTTCACCCGGTGCCAGGTCGTCGAACGTCATGCCTGGTGCAATGTTAATTTCACGGCTTAGGCTTTCGCCTTGGTCTGGCGTAAACATACTGGCGTCACCGCGTTTAATGTAAAACGCTAACGCGGCAGCAATACGGGCGGCAACACGTTCAGACTCTTCATAGTCTTTAATGTCGCCAAGGCGGGTTAAAATGCCATGAAAAATACTAATACCGCGCAGCTGGTGCAGGCGCTTAAACAGGCCAAGGTGCAGCATGTTACTGGCGGGTACGCTTTTGGTTTTATAGCGAAAGCCAATTTGGTCAGACGGGTGATCAAGCAACACATGGTAATTCACCACCTGCCCCCAACCGTTAACCTCAAACCCCTGGCGAACGCGCGTGGACACATCGTTAAGCTCAAACGGAATGTAATCAGGCTCTAACGCTTCAATACTGTATTGGGTGCCTTGCGGGTTTGGGTGACCAAACTTAGCCGTTTTACCGCGCACTTGCTGGCCAAACACTTCACCATCACGCAATGCGGTACGTAACACTAAACGTTCAAACTCGGGGCGAGTGTACCGCCCTGTTACATCAGGCTTTAATGACCATGCAGCAAAACGGCGCTGAATATCATTGGCGAGTTCATCCAGTATTTCACCACTCATACTGCGCGGCTGTGGCTCAACCACAATGCCTTGCGCACCAATTACCCGTTCTTCCATGCGGTCTAAAATACCAATACTCAGGTCGTGGTTTTCGTCTAACCAGCGCGCCTGTTCACGCAGGCTTTTACCTGCGGCAAACACCGCCTGGTTTGCGCCGCGCCCTTCTTTATTGGCTTTATGGGTTCTGCTTGGGCTGGCAGCTTCATAACCTTTAAGGTTGCGATAACTCATTGCGGCCGCTTGTCGTTTTAACGCCCAGCCAGGGGATAAATACGATAGTGCATCGTTAATAATGCTCATATTGATTCCTAGTTAAATCGGGCGAGTGTGGTGCCCCGTGGGCGGGTATACATGCTTAGGGTGCGTTGCCATTCAATACGGCCTTTACGAATTTGCTCCAGGTCTTCACTGGTCATCAGCTTGCCGTTAACGCTAACGGTTTTACCCGCCAACACCTCTTTTTCAGCTTCGATATACAGCGCGACCATGTCTGTCGCTTGTTGCTTTGACATTACAGCCAGCCTCCTGATTTTGCCGAGCCACCATTTAACCAGTCATTGGCTGGGGCTTTTTTCGGTTTTTTGGGTTGTGGGGGTTCATCGGTTAATGATGGGTTGTCGTCTTTATGGGTTATCACTTTACTGAGTGATTCGAGATTAATACCAAAGCGATCAATAGCGATATACAGCGCAGCCAAGGCATACACAAAACAATCTAGCGCTTCGTTACGTCTGCCGCCTGCGTCCCATCGGTACACAATGCGACCGTCGCGGCGTGTCGGCATTTTGCGTTCAGACGTTAACTGTTGCAGTTCGGTGTCATCACAAATGCTGTCGTTAAGTGGCAAATGAATCGCGCCAGGTGTGCGCGTATCAACACTGGGTTGAGTACGCATCATGGCCATGATCAACTCTTTGGCGTTGTCAGTACCCACCTCAGTTAAGTACACGCCTTTGTTAGTCCGCTTACGGGGGAAATTAGCAATCGGCTTGCCGTACATGTTGGCGCCTCTAATCGGCACCACACGGAACAAACCCAGCTTTTTACTCATCGAGTAAACCGTATCGGTATAGTGACCGCCCGAATCCCAACACGTTGTGCCAATGCTGAGCACAATGCCGTCGTTACGGGGGTAACTTTGGTTTAAGCGCAGCGCCACTTTATCCAGCAGCACTTGGCTAGCTGGGTCACCGTACAAAATAAATCTGTCAATTAAGGCGCACTCTTTACCTGCGCCCCAACCCCAAACACGGCCTTCATATCGGTCGTCTTGGGTGTCCACGCCCGCCGTTAAATACACCACCCAATCGGGCATGTTGCCGTTGGGGTACATTTCACGCCTGCGGCCTAAGTCTTCCCATTCAATACGTTCGCCGTTGTCGTTGTCCCACGGTTGGCCAAGCTTGGTGTTAACAAAGGTTTGTAGCTTTTCTTTGTCGCCTTTGGCTTTGTAAAACTCGGTAACTAACTTGGCCCAGCTGTTAAGGGTGTTATAAGCTGACCAGATATAAATAGAGATGTTTTCAGGCGTTAAAAAGTCGTCGCCGTCTTTATCAAAAAACGAAATAAAATCGGTGGTTGTTACCCCTGTTTTATCGCATATCCATACCGCATTGGGGTGTTCTTCCATGTCATGCAGCTGATTATTTTCAATGCAGCAACCGCAGTGTTCGCAAACGTAATACGCTGTTTTTGGGTCACTGCCTTGCCACTTAATGCCAAAGGGTTCAGTTTTGCCGCCCCACTTTAAATGCTGCAATTCATCACAATGTGGGCATGGTAGGTTAAATCTAAATTGGTACTGGCTTTCGCTACAGGCCTTTTCAATTTGGCAGCTGCCCAATACTTTAGGGGTTGAACCCCGTATCGATTTAGGAAACATCGACAATTCAACACGGGTATCACCTAACGATGTGGCGTTACCTTCATGTTCAATTGACTCGTCAAAACCGGCTAACTCATCGTAAATTACGTCATCAACCGAGTGTTCACGATAGTTGGCCGCAGCAGTACCACCCCGCACCAATAATGTTTTTCCGTTGGTAAAAATTTTATCTTCTAAAGTGTTATCTTTATGCTTTTTACCAATCCACGGCGCTAACACTTTCCAAATCGGCATGTCACGAATTGCCGTTTCAACGTGCTTTTTCATAAACTTTTTAGCGATGCCATCAGTAGGCTGGTATATCAACACGTTACGTTTTTTATGTTCTATCTTGTAGCCCGCGTTGGCCATCAGCATTTTGGTGTAACCCACACGCGCCGACTTCATAATATTCAGCGTGGTAATTTGGTCGTTACCCATGGCATTCAATATGCCGATTTGAAACGGTAGGCTTTCCCATTTACCTTCGGTGTATGACGACTCAGACGACATATAAAAATGCGTGTCGGCGTATTCACTACAAGTCAGCATGGGTGGACGATAAAACGATTTAAGGCCAGCAGCGACAGCAGCTTTCAAATTTTTAATCTGTGCTTCTGATATATTCATCTAATAAATCCTCAATGCCGTTGGCCAGTTCAGCGGCGGTGTTTTGGCTTTTAATTACTTCAGCGCGAATAGCGTCTATGGTGCGTTCGGGCATGTCGGGGAATTTACGTTTTACACGAATGTGTATTTGGTCCAGCACCGGCGATATTTGCGCAGCAATGCGGCTAAGCACAAATGAACAAAAGGTTACTTCAACCACTTCTTTGCCGTCTTTTTCGTTTTTAAGCTCTTGGCCATACGCTTGCGCTTTGATTAAGCGGTAACGCTCAAACTCGATATTGGGTTTTTCATCTTCATCATCTTGCGGTTTGGCTGATTTTCCGAGCAGGTGTTTTTTGCGTTCATTAGCTACCCGATTACCCACCACATCGCTCATGGTGTACAAACACTCACGGCCTTTTTTGCTGTGTATCGGCACATCCCATTTATCGAACGCTTGGGTACTAATGCCCAAGCTTTTGCACAGGTCGGTTTTGTTCAGTAGCACTGGCTCGGCGTCGGGTGTTTGAATACGTGCCATTAGCTAGTCCTTGTGAATATCATCTAACACATGGCTACATCGTTCTTGTTCAATATGCTGCAATTGTTTGGACAGTAATTGTGCTTGCAACGTTTGTATGTGTTTTTCACCCTGTCTCTTACGGTTCTGATAAAACCAGTTAATAAACGCGGTAAACACAGCACACAACACGCCAACTAACACCCCAATATCCATATCGTTAACATAACTGCCTGCAGCGGTAAAAAACGAGGCAAGGTAAGACAATAACGAGGTGAGTTTTGCACTAAGGTCAGTCGTTATGCTCATATTGTTGCCGCCATTGTTGTAGGCGCTGCATGTTTGCATTACACATTGCTAGCGCATTAGTTTGGGTAAGTGAGTGTTTAAGTAAATCAAGATTAGTACTGCCCACAAAATCAGCGTTGCTGCACAGCACTAACCAATCTGGCGGCGGTAACACATAAACCGTTTTGGTTTGAGTCACCACTTTTACAATCGGCTGGCTTGAGCAGCTGCAAAGCATCAGCAGGCAACAAAGCATTAGCCCAATCTTTTGTCGGTTCATCGGTTGAGTCCTTAATCAGATTGGCTTTAGCGATACGGCTTTCATGTGTGGCTTGTAAATCAACAACCTGCTTTCTATGCCTGGCATTCAGCTCGGTCATTACGCGGTAATCACGTTCAAGCGTTTTGATGCGTTCGGCTTGGTTGTCGTTACTGCTTAATAGCGCATCCACGCTAACTTGCGATTGCAACAAGTCATGGCTTAACGCTTTATTAGTGGTGTTAAGTGAGTTCATACCCAATGCACTAATACCTAACAGCGTGGCCATAATCAGCACAATGCATAACAACACAGTGGTTTTAAAGTCGTTAAACATTACAAGTCCCTCAAACAATAACGCCGCTCATTTGAGCGGCGTTTAACTAAGCCAGGTAGCTTTTTCTTTTTGGCATAAACCCACCTTAGCAACTCGTTACATGCGCCAACGCGATCACCTGCCCACAACTTTTTACGCAGCGTAGAAGCCCCAAAAGCCTCGGCCCCAATGTTGTAAATAAAACTCAGGTAAGCAATGTGTTCACCCTCGCTTAATGGCGGGGTGAGTTTAAGCAATTCACGGTCAAAGCTTTTCAGGCTGGTTGCCAGCATGTCTAAACACTGCTGGTTAGTGAACACCATGCCAAGCTTTATGTTGTGGCCAGTTTGGCCAAAGCAGGCAGTTTCAATACCCGCGGGGTCAACATAAGTGCGTAACACTTCACCCTCACCCGTGGCAACTAACACACCGCCAGTCAGTAAAACGCCAGATAACCCCAGCGCCAAAAGCCTAGTTTTAATATTCATGCAGCACCTGGTAAATATGAGCAAAAAAAAGGGCTCCAATACAGGAGCCCAACGGCGATGTTCTAACGAGAAAAGATGAACAAAGAGGAGCAAAAAGGAACTAGAGAGGAAGCAAAGCCCGTTACGCAGTGGTATCAAGCTTATATAAACTATAGCTGTTTTTAGCGGTAAAAATACGCCATATATGGCGTCTTTTACGCCACATATGGCGTTGGTCGAATGGGATTTGTGTGATATGTAAAACCGATAATTTCTAAATTAGATTTAAAAGTTATCGGTTAAGTGAGTTGCTGCAAATAGAAATGGTGATCAAGCTATCGGCAAACTTACTTATGGACAAAAAAGTTAAACCTCAGCACTCAGAAATCACATTATGTTAGCCAAACGTAATATGATTCTTAGTCAACTCTTTATAACGTTTATCATTATGTATCTTATTAAGAATGGTTCCATTTTGCATGAGAAAATCCAAAATTTCTTGAATTCGTTCACTACGAGCATTTGCTTTCAAGTTTGTTAACACTGTAATCATATGCTTTTGGCAATGAGTATTATCTAATGTTACTCGAACTTCATTGGTATGCATTGCAATGATGGTGTTAATTATATTTTGGTCACCAAGCATGCCAAAAAATTGATCATATAACGGACGACCAGCAGGTGAAACACCTGTATTGTATGGGATGCCTTTACCAACACGACAAATCAGAACAGCTTTAATGATTTTATTAACTCTTTCAACAGGAATGTCGGCCTCTGTTTTTAAATAAGAAAGAATTTTACGCATATGAGGGGGCTCATTGTAAAAATTATCCCAAGAGTATCTAGCTTGTAAAAGGTCGTCGGCATGGCTATCCAATGAAATGATTTTTGAATCTAGGGACTGATAACGATTTCCATCACAGAAATTGAAAAATTCAACACCTAACGCATGTTTGTCGTTATGAAGATTATTTTTATAGCCATCTATTGTTACCCCAAGTTTGTATTTAACATTGTCACTACTTTTACCCCAAATATGAGGAGCAAATAATGCTATGTTTTTCCTAACAATGTTACCTGTACTTAAAGTGCTGTATATTCCAAAAATACTATTTAATAAGTTGTCCGTATTTTGAAGGGAAAGATCACCTAAGGGTTTTTCCATACTAGAAATTGTTGCGGTGTCTAAAACATCTGGTGATCTTTTTAAATTTTCTATAAATGATTTTATTTGTATTGCCGAAGCGGAAGGTTTGTCATTTAAAATATCTTGGACGCAAGTTTGTAACCAGCCTAATAATTCATAAGCATTTATTGAATAAGAATTGGGGTGCGAAGCACCTATGTCATTTCTCATTGTTAAAATATGGTTTAGCTTTGTATAAACAATGTCGGAGATTAATTCGAGTTTCCGGCATGTGTTTACGAGGTTATTATCTTTAAGACCTGATAGGTCTTCTTCGGTAGCGTAAAACTCTCTTCTGCTTCCCCCAACAGCTGCATCAAAGAACATATCAAGTCCATAAACAATAACTTTTTCTCGTAAATTTATAACTACTTCATTCCAAACATAGTTCAGTGACGCATCGAACAAACCAATAGCAGCTCCAGCAACAAACTTAGATAAATAGCGTGCGTCTCTTTTTACTTCTGCTGGTAATGACTCAATAAATGCAGGTAGATTAGCTTCAATAATTTTTCGTTCAGGGAGCGAAGCAATAATATTTTCTGTAGGCAATCCTAAGTGAGCTAGATACCCTTCGAATTTAGTTGTATCTGTAGAAAGCATACCTGCTTGTGGTTTTGATAATAATTCAGTACTCATTTATTCTCTCCATGCTATGAGCGGGAAGTTTGGCTAAAGAAGCTGTAGAATAACTCTAACAGCTAAATTCAATTAAAAAACGAGCTCCTTAAATCAATTCTTAGCATTTTTAAGACACTAGATGTATTTGGAGCTCATAAAATAGGCTGATTTTCTTAAAGAAGAGAAATCCTACAGCCTCAACGCCCGAATCAGGGGCGTAAAAATAAGTTGGCTAAACTTTAGCGAGGGGCGAGCAAAAACCAACTGTTTTTTATCCTGCTGGAATGACATGTTATACGTTTATTTAAAGCCAACTATTAATGTTTTTTTTATTTTTAGTGAATAACTCAATATCAGCGGTTGTTTCAAGGTACTTAACAACGAAATTTACCACAGTGAAACGTTTAATTTGACTAAAATAATCAATCATTGGATGTGTTGCTGCACCATAAACTGGATTGGAAACCGTTTCAAATTGATCGCAAGTTATGTCAAAAACAAGACCATCTACCTCTAACCAATAGTGATTTTCATCTTCTGCATGATTATAGCCATGAACAATTTCCACTTGCGCATTTTTAAATTTATCTCGAACAAGTAATGCGTGAAAACACGCTGCACTTTCACACGAATTTTTAGGGAAACTGTAGAAAAAAGGAAGGTCAATTTGATCTTTTTTATTCTCAAATACACTTCTGATATTTTTAGAAAACTCAATGAGTGCTTCCATATACTCAACCGCCTCAAAACGTATAAAGCTTATTGAACGGCTCGACCGATAAAGCCGCCCGCTTAAGTTATTGATTAATATCATCCTACATTTTCTAAACTTTGAAGCAAAACAATTTAATGACTCTTGCACCCAAATATAACACTTTAATTGCGCGTTAAATGTGTCAACATCAAATGTAAAAATAATTGTGGCTTTCCATGTTTCACTAAAAGCACGATGATTTGACTGCAAAACAGTCAAATAAGTTAGGCTCGCCTATTGACTGGCAGAAGGCTCATATGTGTTAGCCTTCTGACTCAATTGCACGAAGACGATTCATAACACTGTCCCCATAAGGTGTTAATGTCCAATACGTTTTAGTATCTTTAACAGAACGATTCTTTGTATTTTGACTAATTAAACCAAGTGCCCTTAACTGAACTTTAATTGTTTGAAAATCTTCCTCGTTAATCACAAAACTTAAAAATTTATGGCCTTCCCATTCTTTTTCTTCTTTAAGTGAAGGCTCTGCATGAATCTCAATGAAGCTATTTAATGCGCTTCTAATTTGTATATCACTTGCTTCATGGATCATTAACGGAGAGACTTGGTAAAAAATATCATCCCAAGTTACTTCAGTGGATCTTTTTAGGTCATACCTATCCCAATCTAATTTTGCTTGGCAAGCAAAATTAACATTAAAACTAATCTTACCTTGAGCAAGTTTTTCAGTTCCAGGAGGAGCTTGAGTTCTAACATCATCCAACTTACTTTCTAAAGCTTCAATTTGTTTTTTCAACTCTAGTATTTCTAAAGACGCTTCCTGCTTTGGAACAAGATCACCTCTAACCCAGCCAATACCAGGATGCTTTTTTTGAAGCATGATGAGGCTCCTACTAACTACAGATCCTAATTCAGATGGTGTTTGCCAAAATTTACACATTTTACCACGAGCAAGATCTCTAAATTCTAGAAATTTTTTCTGTCCATCAGCGGTTTGCTCAGTATCTTTTTTAGGGAGAGCATCAGGATCTTTGTGTAGGAATGCTATTATTGGCTTCTCAGTTTTAAGAGCGTATTGATATTCCATCTCAGTATAGCCAACACCTTTAGGGCTAATTGAGCCATAACGGCCTCCGAGTATTAAAATGTAATAATCGCACTCGTCAATAATACCTGTTATTAAACTCCATTGGTCTTCGTCTGCAGCAGGGAATAATTCCATACCAGAAGGGATACAATCCAACTCAAGAAGAGCATGAATAACCTCCTGTCTTTCTTTTTTTAAGTCCTCATAAGTAGAACTTACAAACACCTGATACTTTTTATTCATACAGTGATCTCTAATGATAAGAAGGCTAAAGTTTTAGTATTTATGCGTTGTGTTGTTTGTTGTTTGCAAGGCACAAACCGCTTGCTGGTTTAGACTATGCCGAGTCCAGGTTAATGGCTACACTTTATGCTAAAGGGATTTGCTTTTTTGATGCTGGCTCTGGGCTGCAAAGCAATGTTGAATTGATTATGAGGCTTGATTTGTATGTGTTCAATTGCAATTCCCTTTTCATAGTGGTGTTCCATCACATTTTTTAAATCTAGCTGACTCAATGAGGTTAATACACTCGATTGAGTCAGCATTTGGCTCCGCGCTGCGGCTTAGTTCAACAGCGTTTTAGCGTGAACCCGATAAACATTCACAGAATGCCAACCAAAACCCAGCGTCCATATCACTTTAATTGCCAATAATTTTAGTAACTTATCAGTTTAAATATCTCGAATCAATCACTCTTTAGTCTAGGCGAAAGCGGAAGTCTACATAACCGCTAATTATTGCCCCATTTTTCTCAGTCTTTAAAACGCATACGCTTTGCTTTTTGGCGGCAAATAGCCGTGTGATCAAGGGTTCTCGATTACGTCTAGTTGTATTTATAAGATGGGGTTAAATTCGAACTAAAAAAGGCCACCTCGGGGTAGCCATATTTTTATATTAAAGGTTAAAGCTGTTTAAGCTCATCCCTTAACGATGCAATTTCTCTATCGATTGATTCAACTTCGGTATTGGCCTGCTGCATGACAGCAGTCATTTCCTGTGCGAGGCTTTGTTGCCAAGTTGCGCCAGCTAAATTATTGTTTGCGCGACTACCTTTAGACCTAAGTTGAGCAATTCTTCTATCTCGGCTGATAAATGCTTTCTTTTTATCTTGTTCAAGATTTTTAATTAGCCGTTCTATTTTTTGCTTTCTTAGATAAGCAGAAAAATTTTGCTTTTTAGCTGCACTTTTAGTGTCAGATTTATCACTAATTGTAGGACTGCTTTCGCTTTCGACAATACCAACGTCACCAGACTGAGAAACAACACTTCCCACTCCACTTAAATCATGGGGCAGGCTTTGTTCATCACAAGGGTCTGCTTGATACTTGCCATCAGCACACTTGTATACTTCTGCTGAAACGGGGTTTGCCATCATGGCCATAATAAAAATTAATAATTTTCTATCCATAGAACACCACCTTGTTGAATTGATTTGATTCTACAACGAGGACAACCTAAAAACAAAAACCAAATTAAGGCTTAACAAATTACAAAACTCAGTTAAGCGATAACAAATTGACAAATGCGCCTAAGTGGGGCGATACTGTTTAGGCATTGGCAAAATCCAATGCCGGGATTCGAACCCCGCAGTTTCACAGGCGCAATTGTCGCCAGCCTAGAGCTGGTTTTTTATTGCGTGACTCGGCGCACCACTACTATGGTGGGCTGGGTGAGGCAACCTTCGGGTTGGCCGTTCCTGTGACGGTAGTTCGAACCTTGCTCAGCTCATCACCCAATGATTCGAACCGTTAGGTGATGATTACTCTCGAACACAGGAGTGTCACCCAATGAACTTACAACAGTCTAAAAACTACCCTGCGCAACTGGTCTTTATTAACGGCCAACAAACCATTACCAACTCACTGGTCGTCGCTGATTATTTTGGCAAACAGCATAAAGATGTATTACGCAAAATTGACCGCATTCTAGTCGATGCCCCAAGTGAATTTACGTCAGCGCATTTTTGCGCTAACGTGCAAAATCAACAGGTTGGGAATAATCAGCGTGATTTACGTACTTACCAACTGACCAAAGACGGTTTTATGTTTTTAGTGATGGGCTTTACCGGTGCCAAAGCTGCCGAACTTAAGATCAACTTCATTAATGCCTTTAACGAAGCCCAAAAGCGACTTAGCCGCACGACACACCCGTTTGAGCGTCAGCGCATGATGTTTACATGGGAAGGCGGCAAAATAGTGAGCTCGCAACCGATACATGATGACCAGTTTGTCACCAGCCGCGATAAATTAGTGCAGTACATGCGCGAACCCCGCTTTTTATCACTTGAGCAATTGCTAGAAATCAGCGAAGCCGCAAACCAACAGATTGCGACATTAGCAAGATTGGCAGAGAAACAAGCCCGTTTACGATAAAAACACCGCTAAACGCCCATAAAAATGGCTACATCAAGTAGCCATTTTTTGTTTGGTGCCAATAACCGTGGGTGGCAATATTTTGTTTCTTCAAACAATACTAATAATACCAATAACAATACTAAGCAAAGCAAGAATGAATATTAAAAACTGATGCTTAGCAAAGAAAGTGTTTAGCTTATCAATTAATGAGCCTGTCTCTGGGGGGAAAAAGGAGGGGAAACGCACTTTTAAAGCATTGAACTCATCTTTCGCTAGGTTATATTGATTTGATGTAAAATGAGCAGCTATTACTTTTGAAGTTTGGCATATCCCTTTTAACTCGTGTTCAAATTTATTAAATATTGGATCAAACGGAGTAATGTCAAGATCCACAAAGTTACTCCTGTTATTTAGTAAAATTTGATCAAACCTGCTTTTACTGTATCCGTGCTCAGTCAAATTTTTTACAATAAATTGCTCGAACGATGGGACATCTATTTCCTCTATTGAATACTCTTCTATTTCTCCAAGAGTTAAAGACCCCATATTGTAATTGTGTGTTTGATCATTTTCTGTAGAAGCTAAATATTTTGAATGTAAAACAATTGCCTCTGTTGATTGCGGAAGTAATAGAGCATTCACATTTCTATTAATATATTGAAGCTCATTTTCTAGTATTCCATCAATCAGATCCTGCAATCCATCTTTCATCTCATAACCTTAATAGAAGTCGATACTGCTTAGACTAAACACAACTCTTTGCTCACCGGCCAGTAAGTTGGTGCTGTTTTTTTGCTTTTTCTTTTAGCAAAAAACGCGACAACTGTATCGAGTCCGAGTCCAGCAACTTGCTATGCAACTCCTTTAAACTTTTCCAAAAAATCTTCTTTATTAAATGCCTTAATGCAAAAACTACTGTGGTCGTTAAAACGCATCAACTGCCAAATAATTCCTTTACCAAAGTCTAAATAAACTGGTTTTGTAGCTTTTAACCAAACATATCTAGGTCTTTTCCATTCAAATAGAAAATGCCCTACATGTGTTGATTTAATTATTTTATCTATTTTATCTGAGCTATGTATTTCTACTAACTCATTTGGACCTCGATATTCTGAAATAAGGGAATAAACGAAATGAGTTTTATGATTACTTGAATGAATAGATATGTCTTCCATTGAATCATGCAAAGGATCGGGAAGCATCGCACGCAATTTCATGTTTTTAGCCAAATTACGGCCATTGATTACCCAGATCATATCTCCGTAGAAATCCTCTCTTGATTTTAACTCAGCTTCAGACATTGGAGAATTTTGAAATTCAATTACAACATTCTGCTCATTAACGACATCTGCAATATGTTTTTCACCGCTTGCATCAAAGTATACGATTTCTTGATTATGATCTTCCCAATGATTCTTCCAATCTCGGTGCCATTGAGATTCATTATCCCACCATGGATCACAAGTACATTTTACTTTGTGTGCCCAATGCCATCGAATTTTTGATCCGCATTTTGCTACAGTTGGGTTGCCACAAAATATACAAATCCCTTTCATCTTTGGAAGAGGAGCTTGCTTAATTCCATCAGCTAATGAAAATTTCATAGATAAATAACACTCAGTTGCATATAACGTTTTAGTATTTGTGCGTTGCGCTGTTTGCGACGCATAAATCGCTTGTTGGGCTGGGCCGATGCCGAGTCCAGGTTAATGGCTACACATTATGCTATAGGAATTTGCTTTTTTTTATGCAAGCTCGGGGCTGCAAAGCAATTGTGAATTGATTATGAGGCTTGATTTGTATGTGTTCAATTACAATTCCCTTGTCATTATGGTGTTCCATCACATCTTTTTTAAGTCTAACTGATTCAATGAGGTTAATACACTCGATTGAGTCAGCACTTGGCGCTTAGCTGCGGCTTGGTTTAACTAGCATACTAACGTGAAGTTGAACATTCTAAAACATTCATCACAATCCAACGTCTACGCAGCTGTATTTTAATATTTTTAGTAAGTTATCGCCTTACTGAGCTAAATGCAGTGTGCACGATTTTGACTAATACTTTTTCTTGTTCAAAAGAAATGGGAACGGAACGATCGTAATCCCAACACAAATCATTGTCCTTGGTAAAAACGTTTACCGCTAAATCTTGGGGTAAGTCGTCGGCCCATTTCATCTCATTTTGAATTATCTCTTCGATGATCGACATCTCAGAGGTGGATTCAATACAATACAATTCTGTGGCGTTACTCATAGTCATCCTTAACTAGTGAACTAGTGTTACATCAATTTAACCAGTGCATTAAAAGTAGCATCAAATTTAAGTTATAGGCACAAATTTTTAGGCGATCAAAAGTTGTGGTTTACGACGATCAAAAGTTGAGTGGAATTGTTCATCATCAAATGTAGGGTAAAACACTATTAATTCATCAACTTAATAGGTTTATTTTTTAGGTAAAATTGAATAGCAGAGATCAAGCCCATAAAACAACAACGCAACCCCCTAAATTTTTCATAAATAGTGAAGCACTGCGCTTGTCCTCCACCGCAGTGCACCGAGCCAGAAGGACCCATTAAAAAAGTAATGACACTCAAGAACAAAAGCCACATAAAATTAGACACTTAAATACAATCACACTATCACCATCAATAATATTTATAATCATAACTCACCCATCAACCTTATCTCTGCCCTTCTCAACCAATACAAATACGACTTCTTGCTATCAAATCCCATCAAGGCCCACTGCCCTTTGCAGATGTAGTGCGCTCTAATGGCCCGTATACATTGGGGTGCTAACCGCTCAATCATCATATCGAAGTGCCTTACCTCACGCGGTGGCGTTATCTCGACCACTGCCGAACTACCGTAAACAATCACTTCGCCTAACTTGTCGCACTGGCTTCGGCTTGCGAACCCTTGGCCATATTCTTGATGGGCCCAATAGTTACCCCAGCGCGTTAACCCATGCCGCAACGCTTTCATGTTCAGCGTCACTTGTTGATGTTGTAGCTGCTGCACATTAATCTTCGCCATTATTCTTCACCACTAATAAGCGCACTTATTTCATCTATCCCTAACTTAAACACCTGGGCGCATATTGCCGACACATCATCAAACGGCACTCTCACATCACCCCGTTCCCAACGCTGATAAGTCCGTTCACTTACCCCATAAATCTCGGCCACTTCGGTCTGGGTTAGCCCGCGAATATTCCTGCCTGTTTTCAAAAAATCAAACCCGCGTAATGCCATTTCGCCCCCCAAAACCTCTAATTGCATATTCTTCTAACAATGATGCAGTGATCATCACAGCCACCCACTGGCAGTCAGGGTTTGACCGTTCCCAACTTCCACTGACGATCTAGGTAATATCTCGGGCGCAACAGAAGAAAACCCACGATAAATTAAATATTGATGATATTGATCTAACGCTTGGCTCATGCCCTTATCTAGGGTTGATTTAACATACTTACGCAGCAACACAGGCAAGGCATGATTAAGCAATCGCTCACCAATCATGGTATCGACACCTAGGTCAGCAACGATGGTTCTAAATAAACGGCGTAAATCATGGCTGGTGAAATGCTTAAACCTAATTTGAGTATGCCAGTCATGAGCAGACCGAATTGAAATAGCGCCGATATTGCCAGGGAACAAATAAGCTCGCTTGCCCAAATGCTTAAGCTGCCAACGTTTATAATGCTCAATAAGTGCCTTAGCTGAATCGGTCATAGGCACTCGATGCTCCTGGTTATTCTTGGCATTACTGGCAGGTATCACCCAATAATCACCCGCAAAGTGTTCCCATCGCGCTAATCGAGTCTCGTTAATGCGAGTGCCAAACATCATCATCAACACAAACAACATCTGCACCGGCATCACCACCTCACTTAAGCGAGTAAACAATTTAGCTAAATCAGACTCAAACAACCGAGTATCAACCACATCACCCACCTTAATTGAATACGTCACTCGATAACCGGCTAGCGGATTAACACTAATCAAACGCAGCTTTGACGCCGCAGCAAACACCGCTTTTAGCTTATTCACCGCCTCACGAATGTACTTAGGCGAAAACCCTTCAACCAACATCGGCTTAACCAAATAGCCGTCAATCGTCATAAAGCTCACATCATGCAATCGCACAGCTGCCAACCTCGGCAACAAATGACACTTGATCATCGACTTAATATTACTGCGCCAACTTTTGCTGTAGGTAGTGTTATTGGCAATGTGTTCCTGGTACCACTCAAGCAAACTGCCGACCGAATCAAACTGCCCCGTCACCATGCCGCCCACATTGCGTTTAGCCAACATTACCGGTAAATCTGCACACAAGGTTTTAATACACATGCTTGGCCAGGTGCCCACCTTTTGCCAAACCGTTTTACCGTTTTCATTCAACACCAAATGAACACTCGCCCGCGTTCGGCCAGTTGCAGCACGTAAACGAATTTCAGGAAACTGCAGATCACGATAATCACGACACTCACCATCACGTAACCAACGTTTTAACGCCGCATCGTTTAACTTGCCTACCTCAACCCCTTTCGCAGCCTTCACCATCAAGCCACCAACCTGTATTCCCAGGCATGGCACTTATCACGGCGGCGTTTTTGCTTAACCGAATGAGGTAAATCACGCCATCTAGCACTTAATGCCGTTTCGCTATCGTGCACACCAAACTGGTCAAAACACTGCTGCGGGATCTCATACAGCGTTAAAAAACGGCCTGTACTCAACACCACACACAAACGCTCTTTTTGGGTTAACTGCTTATTCAAAACAGGTTTATTCATCGTTAGCACTCCTTAAACCAAGTTGACGCCTAAAACTTGCAACAAAAGCCTTGCCCTCAGCAGGTTCAATCCGGCGGGTAGCACGAGTTGGCAATGCCATAGGCAACTCAACATCAACCAATTCACCTTTGGCAAACTTACGACACAAAATTTCATACTGGCGGGTAAACATGATCAACACATCTTTCTCAATGCCCGTAGCAAACAACCACGAGCCACATTCACGCACTGCCAAGCGCACAACATCATGGCTCCACTTGTGTTTCATCGGGCTGTGATAATGTTTTTTAGCCTCACGAAACGCCGAATCCAAATCAGGCAAACCAAAATCACAAGCCGTAGGCATACACCACAAAGCAAACTGTCGTGGCGTTGGCCAAAACTGGCGGTCACCCTGCTCACGTCTAGCCCTGTTCAAGCCCATTTGCACTTGTTCTTTGGTGCGAACCTCTTGCAATGCCAATGTTTTAAGCCATTCACTTTTGTGAGCGGCTTCATCCTCAACCTTTGGTGCGCCAACCGGAAACAACACACGAAGTTTATTAAACACACTGTCAACAATGGCCATATCCATAGCCGATGGCTGCTTGTTAGCGCGGCCAGCGTTTGGCATTCCCACCTGAGTTGAATTAATCACTGACT